CTGGCGATCATCGTCGCTAAAACCGCTACCAACATTGACTCTGATGTTTCGTTCATTGTCTACTCCTTCACAAATTATAGCACCCAAGCGGTCCGCATTGCGACCAGTTCCTTGTTCAAACCCCACGATATTGAGGTCCACGGTAATGGTGGGCTTCCATTTCATCCAAAAGTCCGATCGCTTGCACTCGTAAGGTGCCTCCAGGTTCTTGATCATGATGCCTTCGAATCCGTCTTTCACTGAGTCTTGGGCATAGCGATTCATCTGATCATGACCTTCGGCTGTGTCCAGATCCACATTGATACCTGACATCACACGCAAACAATCGGTGTCGTTGAATCTGTTTCGCAGGTTCTCCACCCACTCCAAGCGGCGGCACTGGCGAGTGTTACTATGCCCTTCTTTGAAGTCACGCAACGGGATCATGTCAAACACATGATATACCATGTCTTCGGTTTGGGCATCATTTTTGCGATGTGCTTGACGCATGAGTTTCTGGAAACTCTCTCCCACGATCTCACCATCTAACACCACCCCATTCGGTCCCATGCCACCTTTGACGGTGCCGTTGGCCACCTTCATCAAGGCCTCTGCGATCTGCGGAAAGTTAGCAAACTCTTTGCCGTTGCGACTATACAAGGTCACGCTGGTGGGAGTGACCACTGCCAACACACGCACGCCATCCAGTTTGACTTCTAGGCGTTTGATGCCTTTCATCTTGGCCGGACGATCCGTTGAATCCTGTGCCAACTGGCATGAGAACACTGGGATGCGATACTGTGTCTTGCCCAAGACTTTGTTTAGAGTCTTGTCTGTGATGCCACAGCGGAGGTCTTTGCGGATCACGGGCACACACACCAAGTTCCACTCATCGCTGTCAAACTCTTCGCTGATGCTCTTTATGAGATCTCTGGCTGTGTGTCCTGTGCTGGACCGTGTGCGTAAGCCTTCCAATAGGCCCCAGAACCTGGGCCATGGATTAGCACGACCTGTGAGTCCCACGGTCTCAGGCAGTTGCTTTACATGGAAGGTATAGAAGGGATTGTAGGCTTGATAGCAGTTGAACAAAAAAGCCTGTGCATCGGCACTGCCCAGTTTTGCGGCCATCAAGGCTTTTTCAATAACCTTTTCCTTGTGGATGCGGCTGTCGGATTCAGCCAGTTCTGTTATCCAGCCTGACGACATGGTGCCCTCATAGCGTGGATCATCAATGTCGTATGTGAATTCATTTGTCATATTTACTTCCGTTGTTGCTTGGTCAATGCACATACAAACAGGAACTGGTCGTATGCTTCTTTCACAGCAGCATTGGTCAATAGTTTAGCGGCTTCATCTTCCAATGCCTTCAAGCCTGCCTGAGCAATATCGTATGAACTGGCTCCATTCAATGTGGCCAATTCATCTCCAAACTCTCGGGCCAGTTTCTTCCAAGCCCGACGCTGTCCTTCGGTGATAGGAGTGTGTTTAGGTTTCAATTCACTGGCTTTGCTCATGGCTTGAATCATAGCATCTTCGGCCACTCGAGCAGCAGCAATCAAGGCAGCATAGTCAGGATCAATGTTGTATCTGCGACTCTGTCCACCTGGATAGCATATCACTAAAGTGCTGCCTTTGGGGAAAGCATCCAGATAATCGCTGTCGTATTCGGCCACAGGAACATATTTCCTGCCGACCTTTTCGTAATAGACTTTTGTTACCATGAACTGTTGTAGAACACTTTAAGACCCAAGAACGCTTCAGCCTTGGCTTCACGCACAAATTTGAGATCATCTTCACGATATTCGTCGTCAGCGTTTCTGCCAAAAAAGAATCCCGAGGTGTCAGGCAACTTCTTGTTGCGGATGTCCTGTTCCAACTGATCAAGGTCTTCCCAGGTGAGTTCCAGTTCGTCGCCATTGAACTCACCTGAATTGCCTTTGCTCTCCCACAGTCGCTGCATCCAGCCATGCAGGTTGGGATGCTTGCGCCAGTAAGCAATCTCGCGTGGCTCGGTCGCATTGGGATTCACCATTGCACCCTTTTCTGCGTCCCAGCTGGCTCCTTCGCTGAATTCTGCCTGGGCACCGGCCCTGGCAGCCACATACGCATACATGTCCAGTCCCATGATGTTTACTTGGTGCCGTAAGCAACCTGCATCAGGGCATCTACTTCTGCTTCAGTCACTTCCACAGGTGCCTTCACAGCAGTCTTGACTTTTGCAGTCTTGACCTTGGCTCGAGTCATACGCACCTTCACAGTGCCTGCGGGCTTGGCTTTGGCTCGGGGAGCCACCTCTGCGCGGAGAACATCCTGCACATCAGCGAAAGCAGGCAGGGTCAACAGATACGCCACAGCACCAGCCTTGTCCATTGCAGACGGCAGTTCAACGATGTTGATAGCAGTATCGCCCAGTTTGGCCAGTTGCTTGGCACGAGCATCAGAGTTAGCAAAACGAACCTTGACATCACCTTTGAGAACGGAAGTACCAGCGAAAGTAAAAAGCATAAAAACTCCTAAAGTTAACGAATGAAATGTATTGTAAACGAAAAACGGTTACTGGTCAACCACATCAACCCAGATGTTGCGACCGTAAACATTGTCTACCACAAAACCGGGCGAGCAAGGGCATGACGAGCAACCAGCGTATTGGCTCCACTTGACCTTGGTGTCGGGATTCCAACCCAACTGCGTGAACAGTTTAGGTAGGACTTCTTTGCGGTAGACGGTGTGTGGGCGAGCACGGCGGTTGGACAAATTCTCCAACAGCGTCTCACCTTGCGGGTGAACATAGATACGAGTCTTGCTGTATTTGCCATGTTGCTCACCAACTTGAACTTTTGCGATTTGCATTGGATGCTCCTTGCTGAGATGTAGTTCAGTTAAAATTTTCGGCTGTAATGTGTTCCAGGTCTTCGCCGTGGAAGTCAGTGTAGATACCCAGCACATGCCATTGCAAGAACTCTTGGATTTGAGCATCTGTGGGAGTCACACCGCCGTAGATCTCAGCAGATCGCTTGATGTTGTTTATAACATTTTTGGGGACGTTAATGGTAACTTGCATTTGGAACTCCTGTTTGTTGCTGTCTATGTGTGTATTATAGCAGTTCGAGCAATTCTGGTCAACCGATTTGCAATGCTTCCAACTTAGCAATTTCAGCCTTCAGTGCTTGAATTCGTTCAGCAACAACTTTAGCTTTAACAAGCGGAATCTGTTTCATTACATCATTGGCAAACTTGTTAGAAGTAACCCCCAGATTCTCAGCAGCACCACGCCATGCTTGTGTAGAAACCATACCTTTTGTTAGTTTGTCTTTAACCGCCTGTTCGGCATATTGATTGATTACATTTGTGTATTTTACTGTTGCCATCTTATTTCCTTTTCTATGTGTGTATTATAGCAGTTCGAGCAATTCTGGTCAACCGATTTCACCAACTTCAGTTGCGATTTCGTCGTCTGCGGGCATGCTTTCCAGCACATCATACACCATGCTCAAAGGAACTCCCAAGCGACGAGCGATACGGGCAGGGTGCTCGCCCTCTGCCAACATCTGTTCGACTTCCATGTATAGATCAGACATTTTGCTCATTTATATTTACCCCAAATAGTGAGTGTGGACGATTACAACAATGGTTAGATAGGCACCAACTACAATGCCAACTATCAATCCCAATAAAAACATCTTGTGTTCCTTGTTGCTGTGTATGCCCATATTATAGCATTTTGGGCAATACCGGTCAACGGTTTTTTCAAAAAAAAAGTTGCAAATTTCGCAACTTTTTTTGTTATTTTTTTACAACACTATTAAAAATCAGTCCAATTATACCAGCGTTTGTTATGATATTGACCATGCACAATAAACCCATACCTATCAATCAGTGGCTGTTGAAATTCCATCTGAGTGTCCACTTGCCGTTTGGCGTTAGCAAATACAATATCTAATATTTTTTTCATCTGAGATTCACTCCGATTTATTAACAGTCGCTGCGGCATATGATTTATTTCTCTAGTTGCTGCTGCAACCAAAAGAAAATCATAGTATTGCATGTCTCGATTGGCAGTGACATACCGACCACTTATCATCTTGTGTATCATTTTTCCCGGACCGGCGATATCGGCATAGATTTCTTCAATATCACCCACATCTATATCAAAGTCTGGATTCATGATCCATACATCGGTTATCTTGAGTTTGTGTAGTTTTTGATAGAATGGATCCGCGGCTGGGCTATTAGGCAACATAACCCAATGGCTTAATAAGATTTTATCACTGCCTGCAGATATGACCTTGGCCAACATGTCTTTAAAAGTTTCAACACTTTGACCCGGCAATCCCAAAACAAACGATGTAGGAATAACTTGGGTGGGCATGTTGGTACGCAGACTTTGTAACAATGTTTTGTGTGATTCCCAACTTAGACTAGGTCGATCGATATTTTTTAATACAGTTTCATCAATATCTTGAAGACTCACACAGGTGTTGCTGTCCCCGTATACTTCTACGCTGCGTCGTATAAAATATTCCGTGGCATCTTTTTTTAATTTACTGGTGTTACTGACTTTAAATTTGAAATGTCGGGTTGGGTCGTATAAAGACAATGCGTAGTCAAATGCTTTTATATCATCGGCCCATTGGCCAAAATTAGCATCAGTTTCGCTGATGATTAAATCTAACTCGTGGAAGTAATCAATATCTTCTTTCCATCCGTGTGTGTGTCGAACTACCTTCTTGGTAAGATTCTGCGACCAATCGCAAAATGTGCATTTATACATGCATCCTCGTGCGAATTCAACCCCCATGCTAAATTTAGCATCCGACCCTAATTTGAGTTTACTGTGATTGATGCTGGATTCAACAAAGTCTTTTTGAGATGTATAGGCACTGATACTGTAGTAGAGAGGATCTTTCAACATCTCGTATGGATAGATCTTTTCCGTGTTGTTGATGTTTTCTACGATATTCACAAACTCTGTGGGTTGACACAGCCCTAGTTTATAATCAATGATCTGTTGCAAAGGGCGCTCGCCATCACCGTACACCACATAATCAATATAAGGATGCATGGCAAAAAAGCCTGGTGTTGTGTGAGCAGTAAGTTCAGGGCCTCCTACCACAATCACACTATCGGGCAATGCAGCTTTGATCTTCTCAGCTAATGAATACTGATATTGGGCATTCCAAGTGTACACACCGAGCCCTATTACCTCGGGCATTTGTTCTTGACAATCTGTGACAGATTGCTCTAAGCTATCAATCAAAAACAATTCGGGCATGAGCCATTCAACATCGCCCTTGCCATGCAAGTTATACCAATGCCTCAAATAATAAATTGAAGGGTTGATATAAAATCCTCCGTGCCCCCATCTTGAATTGGCTGGACCATTGCTAAAAAATTTAATCTTCATGTTGTATTTAAACAAAAAAAACCCACCATTGGTGGGTTCTTTGTGATCAGTTAGAACTGATTAGAAGCTGTATTGTGCGCCTACACCATATTGGGCAATGTCTGTAGTCGCATCAATCCATCCTGCTCGGGCATGGAAAGTCAATGCTTTGTTCATTGCGTACTGCACACCAACTGCACTGGCGGTATCACCGGTATTGATCTTACCATAACTGGCCAACACGGTAGTTTTTCCAAATGCCTGGCTCACACCAATAGTGGAAGCAGTTGTGCTCACGCTGGATACCTTGTCATTGGAATAGATACCACTCACTGTGGTTCCGGTTACGAATTTGTACTTGGCACCAACGCTGCTGGTTGTGCTGGTACTGTCGGCATTGTTGTAGTATGCCACAGCAGCAGATAGGGGACCATTCACATAGTCAAGACCTGCGCCTTGTACATTGTTGGTGCTAGTGGCTTCGGCGTTGGCAAACTCATAACGCAAAGAGAATCCTGCTACAGGAGCAGTCTTGAAGAACACAGCGTTTTGGACACGCACACCTTGTGCAGAGTGTGTAGTATCTGCCTGCCATGCATAGCTGGTTGGCCAGATAGCAAAGTTGTCCAACAAGACTTGAACGCTATGCTTGTTGCGTCCCATGCTCACGGTACCAACATCCTTCAGACCCAAGCTCAGCACACTGACGCGATCACCCAGGGTGGTAGCAGCAGGAGCGTCTGTAGAGATACCAGTTTCCAGTTGGAATCCAGCAGTGACACCATCACCAATATCATCGGTGAGCTTGAAACCAAGGCGACTGGAGTCATTGGTCAGTTTGGTATAAGAATCGGTAGTTCCGCTCTTGTATGATTCTTCCCACATCTGGATTTTTCCATAGATGTCAAGTTTAGGAGCGGTTTGTGCTGTGACAGCACCTGTGGCCAATGCCAGGGCCAATAGTAAAGCATATTTCTTCATGAAGTTTTTCCTTTTTAAAAATTGTTAGTTGTACACGAGGCACAATTTACTTAGTAATAATACTGATATAACCGTTATTTTACGACCAAATTGGCTGCTTCTGCGTCAGAATAGGTAGAAGGAATTAGGTTCGCCTGTGGCGGAACTGTGGACGGAGTGGCTGGAATGTTGGTATCCACACCCACATTCACTGCATTCAATGCAGCAAGATTCCTACCTTCTCTCAAACAGGCCACTATGGCTTGGCCGCCTTGTGTGTTGAGATCCGCTACTGTTTCAAGAAATTGGCTAGGCCCATTCTCTTCAGTGTTGACTCCATAGTTAGGTAGACTCTGCACAAAACTCATGATTGGTCCGCGACCTGTGGTTGGTAAGTTAGCGATGTCTATACTGGCCAGAGATAGATTGGTATTCTCTGACACAAGACTTGACGCCATGTCAGTGAAGTTGGTATTTAGGTTAGCACTTTGTGTGGGATAAGAACTTTGGATACCGGACACTGTGTTCGACGCGTCACTGATCAACGCACTCAATGCCAAATCTACATTGCCGTATGTTCCTGCTCCCGGCCCTGCTGGTATGACCACAGTATTGCCTACATTGTAAACTCCATCCACAGTATCTTTCATCCTCACATAGGTCACTGTTAGTGTACCCAATATACCTGCTGTGGTCATTGAATTGATTGTGGTGGTTACATTGGTGAGATCACTGGTAAAAGGTATACCAACTGCTGCTCCCAACAGATCAGTGAGTACCAATGTGCCATTGGGTCCGCTGCCTGTGGCATAGGTGTTGGAATAGTATGCAGCCACAGATGCCGGCACCGCCTCTTGTAATGAAGATATATCCGGCAAATCTCTGGTTGTCTCCATGTTGCTGAATGCTGCGGCCAATTGGGGCAATAAAAGAGTACTGATATTCTTGATCTGTTGTAGACTGACCTGGATAGCTTTGTTAGCCAAGGCTTGATCTGGAGGTATGATCAGACTAAGGCGTTCATAAGTGATTGTGCCCGGTGCAGCCAAGGTCAAAACATACTGTGGTAAGTAGGTCAATAACTTTGAATTTACCACGCCTTGATTATTATCATAGATGGCTCGCAACACCGAGGTAGCATCCTGATTGTAAGTTCTCACTGTGAGGCTAGGAAAACTGTTAGGGAAGATCTTTACCGGGTTCAACAGATCTGCCATGGTGGTGATGTTTGCGGTGGTCACACCAAACACAGCTACTACCTGTTCTAGATCAGTGCCTATGATATTCTGCATGCCGATATATGCCAATCGTTGCACATTGGTATCCACATTGATACTAGGGTCGGTGAGATTATCGATACTGGCCTCATCTAGTCCAGCCTGTATCAATGCGGCACGGATGCCCGGAGTGATGTTGGTCAATGTGACCAGCTGTCTGAACAATGCAGCAGGAGATCCGAGATTTCCTAGATTATTCAAATCAATCAACTGCCCAAGTTTAGCAAGATCGGCACCAAATGTTCCTGTGGCCAAAGTAGCATCGCTAAGGTTGCCAGTAATCAAACTGTTCATTGTAGTGAAAGTGGATCCAAGATATGTTTGGCTGTTCACACTGGTATTGATGTAATCGTTGGTGGTGGTCACATAACCTTGAGCAGCAGAAAATACCTGTGCAAACACTGTGACATTGCCATTGCCAAGATAGCTACTGCCTTGAGATGACACTATGCCGGTAAATCCCGACAATGCATTGGTTCCTAACCCGGAATAGGCCGTCGGTGTGTTATCGGCCAGTGCCGGAACAGTACCGGAACAGAATGTGACCATGTTACTCAATGTGTTACTGCTAATGTTAGCAGCGGTATTGGAATACGCAGCAGATACAGCAGAAAAATAACTTGAAATCAAGGTGGTACCAGTATAGCTACCAACAGCGGTAGTCCATGTGTTGGCCAAGCTCACTCCACCATTATTGCTTAATGTGGCACCAGCAATCATCTGTAAAGGCGTTAGTACACTTACTACCATAACTTATCCTGCAAACACATCCGGACTGCCCTGGGCCACAGAGGTACACCCGGTCAGCGGGTCACCTACTCTGGCCAATGGTTTTCCATTCACAAATACCGACTCGCTACCTCTTGATATAGATGGTGCATGTGTGGGGCAAGATGGACTACCAGGCAGTTGGTGTGGAGTTGAATTATCACCTTGTCTGGCTGCTGCTATTCCATTGATGTAAACATCGCCACTGCCCGCAGCGATAGTGTAACCACTGCAATGTGGAATTCCTTGATCACCTTTTCTAGCGGCTGCGGGCACGTTCAATCTCCATGAGTCTTAAAAATTTATCATTCCATGAATCAATTTCTTCGTGCTGTTCCTGGGTATGCGGACCCACTGGTATCTCAGGAAGAAACTCTATCACATGATCAAAATCATCTGGGATATTTTCATAAAAATCATATTCAGCAAGGATATTGCCACGCATGATCACAAATCTATGTCCCATGCGTTATTTATGGGTACAAAATGTCAGACTAACTGTATGTTGGTAGTGCTTTGCATATACTGGTCAGCAAATGCCTTGTCGCTGGCTACTGCCACTGTGACTGTGGCCTTGCTCAACGCGATATCTTTGTCAGGTGATACAGTAAACAAGTAAGGCATAAGCCCTGGACCTTTGGCCCCCATTGCAATGACCATGGGCTTTGAAAGTTTGTAGTGGGTAGCAGTTTCTTCATTGAGTCTGGCCACCAGTTCCTCACCTGATGTGAGTTTGAATGTGACCACTTCGTTTGCGCTGACGCCTTTATCTATTAACATTTAATCTCCATATCCGCCGGCGGTTTCTTCGATGTATTTTTTCAGTTCTGTAAACCCGCCAACATGGTTGTTGTTTACAAAAATCTGTGGTACTGTTCTTGCTGTGGGCACTGCTTCCAACAAGTCTTCTCGGGTGTAACCATACCCGATTTTCTTTTCCTCATATGCGATATTGCGTTGCTCTAATAGAGCTTTGGCTTGATCGCAGAAGGTGCAGTTGTCTTTGCTCCAGACTATAGCTTTCATCTTTTTTCCTTACAAATTGGGTAATTGATCGTAGTCGAGACTTTCGCTCATGACACCGATAACATAGTTAGTTGATTCGTTCTCTTGCAGTGCAGTTTGTTTCTTCGAAGTATCCGAATGTTTGTTAAACCAAGGTATGGGTGTGGTCCTAGGAGCCGGTGATTGATACTTGATACCAATGTCCTTGAGTGCGCCCATTGCTGTGTAATCCACAAAGTCTTTGAGGATGTTGGCATTGAGACCAATCACTGGTCCTTTGTTGAACAAGTAGTCAGCCCAGGTCTTTTCTTCTCGAATCACGTCCAGATACAGTTGATACACTTCGGCTTCGCATTCCGCCTTGGCCGCAGCAAAGCGTGGATCTTCTTTGACCACTTGGTTGATCAAGAATGCTGTCCACTCTTTATGCAGCAGTTCATCCTGCAAGATCAAACTGATGATGTTGCCATTGCCGATGAAGATCTTGTTCTCTACCATGGCCAGACTGGTGGCAAATGAAACCATAAATCTGAATGCCTCCAGTGCATAGCTGGCGTTGAGTGCCAACCAAATTGCTCGGACATGGCTTTGTTCTACGAGCATTTTTGGGTTGACTTCTTTAAGACAATTTAACACATGAAGTTTGTCATAGTATCGTCCAATGCTGGCAGACATCTCTACGATTTCTTTAGTGTCATGGATGGTGTTGAACACTTCCTTGGGCACATTGTAGATGTTGCGAATGATGTGACTGTAGCTGCGACTGTGGATATTGGTCTCAAAGAAACTCCAGTTATACATCAGGGCTTCTAGTTCTGGCAGGCTCACACACGGGGTGAACACCTGTGCAGGACCGCGACCTTGCAAACTATCCAGGGCCGTTTGGCGTAGCAGGTTACTGGTAAAGATATGCTTCACTGCATCGCTGGCATCCTTGAAGTCATTGGCATCCTTGCTGAGACTGATCTCTTCGGGTACCCAAAAGAATCCACGAGCGGTCTGTTCTATCTTTTGTATCTTGTTGTATTTGACTTCTTCAAATCGTTGGATGGTCACAGGACCTTCAGGATCCAGGAACATCTTGCGATTGAGATAATCAGTCTTTGTGCTTAGGTTGTATTGTTGTTTTGACATAGTATCCCTTAAAGTTTACATGCTTCGCAGTCTTCAGCATCATCAAAGTCAATGGGCATGAGTGGTGCATCCTCTGCTACCTCTTTGCTACCTTGTTTGTTGATCAGGCTGTAATAAAAAGTTTTCAATCCCCACACATGTGATTGCATGAGATTTTTGGCAATCAGTGTGGTAGGTACCTTGCGGTCTGCAAAGTGTGCAGGATTGTAGAATGTGTTGGTACTGATACTCTGATCCACATATGCTGCAATCACTGCTGCTGTTTTGAGATAGCCTTCGCAGTCCTTTTGTTCCCACATCATCTGATATTTGTTTTTCAACTTGTGATATTCAGGAACCACTTGCACAAAACTACCTGCCTTGCTTTCTTTTACACTGATCAGGCTCATGGGCATTTCAATGCCATTGGTTGAGTTGATCACCACTGAACTGGATTCCACCGGTGCCACTGCCATCTGTGTGGCGTTGCGAACACCATGTGTTTTCATGTTTCCACGTAGTGTTTCCCAATCCAGTTCTGGAGCAAAGTCAGCAAGATCATTCACGCCCCGGGCTCGTAGTTCCCACGGAAACACACCTTTGCCGTAGCGTGTGTGTTCGCTGCCTAAGCAAGCGCCGCGTTCTTGTGCCAGTTCCACCGACGCTTCTGTGAGATAGAACGCCATGTGTTCCATCCATGATTTAACTTCGGCTAGAGCATCCTTCTCCCCGTAACGCAAGCCCCTCTTGGCGTGCCAGTAGGCAAGGTTTGTGATGCCGATGCCGAGTGGTCGGATCTCATCGTTTGACAACTTTGATTGGATGGATAAGAAGTCTTGGTAATCAAGAATATTATTGAGACTGCGGTGCAGAATGCGGGCAGCACGGCGAATATCTTCTGGGTTACGGAAGGCTCCCCAGTTGAGACTTCCCAATGTGCAAAGTGCGATGCGACCAGTAGGATCATCCAGCCGCTTAAAGGAACGAGTAGGCAAAAGTATTTCACAGCATAAGTTACTCTGGTAAATGGTGTGATATTCCGGATCAAAAGGTCCTTGGCTCATCACATTGTCAATGAACACTAGATATATACGTCCAGTGTCTGTTCGTTCCTTGAGAATACCACTCTTGAAAACTTCCTCCGCAGCCATCGTCTTTTTACGCAAGCCTTTCTGCTTTTCATATCGGACATAAAGTTCTTCAAACAGTTGAGTATTTTTATAAAATGCTTCATATAAGTCAGGTACCTCATTAGGATCAAAGAAAGTTATATTTTCTTTGTTCTTGAACCGGCGCCAGAAAAATGCGGATAGAACCACACCATAGTCCATGTGTCGCAC